CGATACCTCTCCAGATTCTTCTACCTGGACAAATAAAACAGATGACCAAAAGAAAAGATCATTAATATCTGCTGCTAGATGGATTGATACTTTAGTTTTTTATGGCGATAGATGTGATGATGGACAGGCTCTTAAGTTTCCAAGAAATAATTATCAGGTAGATGGTGTGGAATTAGCTTGTTCTAAAATCCCCAATCCAATTAAGTACGCACAATATGAACTAGCCAGGGCATTAGCAAATGACACAGATGCAATAACAGGAACTACAGGAAAAGATGGAAACTTTGAAGAAGTAAAACTAGGAGATATTCAAGTTAAGTACAACACTGCAAGTCAGGGAACAGGATCTATAAATAATATTTTAGATGTTTACCCGTGGCTCCAAAGTTATCTTGGAGCGTATATGCTAGGCGGTGCTGGCAGTTTTCAGCTTAGGGCGGTTAGAGGATAATGGCAGGACAATTAGACACAGCACTAAAGAACATAGCCAAACAGGTTATAGCTGATTTAGGCGATTCTTTAGATACCAGTATTACTTATACAAGAAAAACATCTCCTGTCTACAACACTTCAACTGGTGCAATATCTACAACCGATGTCAGCTACAGCATAAAAGTACCGATTGAATTTGTTAGATCATCAGAAGAAACTGGATTCCAGGAAAATGTAGCAAGGTTATATGTAACACCAGATTTGATAGGAGATAGCCAGCCCTTATTACAAGATGAAATAACGCTTACATTTTCTGGATCTACCAGATCAGCTAAAATCACAAATGTTCTTACTGTAAAAGGCGGTCAAGAATATCTATTTCGCATTGATGTTATTTTCTAATGACTTTAGTAAACGCACGAGCAGCATTTGAAACCGCAATCAAGAGTGCCGTAATTGCTGCTGATAATACAGTTACAGTAATATTTGATAATATGCCTTTTACCACTCCTGGTAAAGACAAAAAGTATGTAATGGTAAGTCTTGATTTTGGTCAGGCCACTACTCAAGTCCAGGGAGCAGCCTTAAGTTATTATGCAGGATCAATAAGATGTGGAATTATGACACCACCACATAAGGGAAGTGCTGTTGCATCTGCTATAGCTGAATCAGTTATCACTGGTTTGACTTCAGTTAACGCTCCTGGATACTCAGATACATTTTCTGTAAGTCCAAGAGTATTACAAATTGAAGGACCGACTTCTGTAAATGTTGAAGAAGATAGTCACTACCTATCTGTTGTAAGTTGCGATTTTACTGCCAATGCCTAAAGATTTCAAAAAGCATTTTACTAAGGACTTAGGAAAGGCAATAACCAAGGGAAGGAAAGAGGTTGCAAAAACAGTGGCCCGTTCTTTAATTGAAAAAGGTCCGTGGTGGACAGGAACATTTGGAGAAAATTGGATAGTTTCAAAAAGTCCTGTACAGGCAACCAAGAAAAGAAAACCAGATTTTCCAAGTTATTTGATACCCGATCCAACAGCCAGGCAGATAAAAAATCCAAGAGTTCCAAATGTAACATTGAAAGAAGATTTATTTATTGGTAACAGAGCTAAGTATGCTGGCTTTGCTATTAACGCACCAGGGCAAACAAGACCTAATTTAAAAGGAGAGCCTGTTACTTATGCCGAGCATGGTAGAGATTTTAATTTAACTGCCACAGGAGGACCTAATTGGTACAATATCTACACAAAAGGTGGTCTTATCAACAAAGATATAGCATTAGCGTTTAAAAAGGTTGGCTTTAGGTAATAAAGTAGTAGTATAGTAGATAAATATACTAATTTATTTTGCATGGCAACAGAAAGAGCAATCGACAAGCTAAAAAAAGCATTTAGCATAGCTAACAAAAGTAGTTACCCAATTTATAAAGATGGAGAACTAATTGTAAAAGTATATTGGACACCTTTAACTATCGCAGATAGAGATGCCATAAATGCTACTTTAATAAGAACAAACAAGGGTCAGGAAGAAGGAAGTTTAGACTTTGCTCTCCAGGTGATAATAAATAAAGCTGAAGATGAAAATGGTCAGAAACTATTTATTGAAGCTGACAAACCTAGCTTGAGAAGAGAAATACCACTAGCAGTTCTATTAGAACTCATGACTAAAATGCAAGAAGTGAGCGAGGAGGCAACTCCTGATGCCGTAAAAAGCACAACTTGATAAAGATAATTATTTATATTTACAGTTTTTCGTTGCGGAAACTTTAGGAATTACTTTAGGTCATTTACAGAAGAACATGACTGTGGAGGAACTCTATGCCTGGAACGCATATTTTAGGTTAAAAGGGGAAAGAGAAGAAAAAGCGTATGAAGATATGAAAAA